ACGTTGCAGACGGCTCAACCAGAGCTAATAATTGCTCTAGATTGATTTGTGGGCGAGTAGCACTCAAGCCCTGACAGACACGCAGTAGTTCATCCATGCGCCCGTTTATACGGGGAATGATTGAACGTGATAAATCAGCGGAGAGAACGGTACTTGCTAGGCTCTTTACGCTCGTCAGTCATTTCTAAAAGGTGCGCGAATGTGCCAACCTTCGGCTTAATCGGTTGCGCCGCTGGAACACGCGCATCCCGCATCTGATCTAGGAATCTACCGAGCAGAGAGAGAACATCCACCGCATCATCAAACACGCCAACCGGGAAGGTGAGCAACTGGCGTAACAAACGCTGTGCGAAGTCTTCCTTCATCGGTAGATAGACCATGCCTGACGCTGCCATAGCTTGAAATGGCCGGCAACGAGTTGGCTTGTCGTGTATCGAAGGCAACCACTCAAGGCGACACAGGGAACGGCGCTCTTTCATCCTGCGTATCAGGAATGGCTCAACTGAACGACGTATAGGCCCACTCTCACCAATCCAGCATTGAGGCTTCCACTTGTCGATTAAATCAAGCTGAGTCTCAATCCAGACATCAGAAGTCGTTTGGCCTGACCACCAATCCAGTAGATACACTTCGCCTTCAGGATCAATCCCGATAACGCCATGTTCAGTGAAGTCGCCACCATCAGCAGTAACAGCGTAGTCGGATGCGCCATAGATTCGCAGATGTTTCGGCGCTTTGTCGTATGACTTAAACCAATCCCGTTTGAAGTAATCGCCAGAGTCTTGAACAGGCACTTGCTGATACAAAGCAGACCACGTTCTAGGATTCTTGCGGAACATTGACCAATGTCGATCAGAGAACCATTCAGGCCATAGGTATTCACCTATCTTTCTGCCCAGCGGATCGTCTTTCCGCTCGCACTGAGCCTGAAGGCATAGCACCTTCCAAGTTAGACCATCACGACAAACAATATCGCCAGACTCTCCACTCCAATCTTCAGGAAGGATTGAGCCGGCCAGGTCGTTCATGTTCCATCTGGTTTGAATGATGACCACCCAACCGCCAGGAATCAAACGGGTTAGCAAATCATCCTCGTAAGCCGCGAGTGTTTTCTTCTGTACCGTTTCGCTATCAGCGTCTTCGCGTCCTTTCACTGGATCGTCCACTAGCAGCCCATGCGCTCGATTTCCTGTGATTCCGGACAGAATGCCGCCTGACATATATTCCGAGCCGTTACTAATCGCCCATTCATCAGCAGCAGATGTTTCATTGGATATGGTTGCGCCGAATATCCCTTTGTAAGCCGGTTGCCTAGCAATCGACCTTGCGCGTCTTCCGTGACGTTTCGCCAAGTCGCTACCGTAGCTCGTCAGGATGATTCTGCGGTTAGGATGCTTGCCCATGTACCAGACAGGAGCAACAACGCTGCCATAGGTTGATTTAGCACTACCTGGAGGCATGAATACCATTAGCCTACCGTAAGGAGTCTCCATCGTTTCCTGTAGCGTCTTAAGCAGAATGCTGTGATGTATCGCCAATGATGTTTCTATTGGTTCAAATACCCATTCATCAGGATCATCTGAAACAGGCTTGCCGGGAACATCCACGGCATTAGCAAAGGCTCTCAAGTCTGCCCTTGCCCTGCGCCGTGTTAGTAATTCTCTAGCCGCCTCTGATTTGCGTGACAAGTTCTTCGTCCGTCATGTCGTGATAATGCTTATGCTCAATCGGCTCTCCCGGCTTTCCGGATAGAACATTCTCTATCTTGTCAGCCCATCCAAAGTTCTTCAGTGCGAATATTGGTCCTGCTGCGGAGCTATTAACATTCAAGCGTTTTTCGTACTCAAGCTCAACCAATAGCCTCGCCCTTTTTACCGAGTCATAAAATTCTGGATATTCTTCATAGTGATAAAACGATTCTTTGCTGCTCAACCCTAGCGCAAGGATCATTCCAGTAAGCAGAATAGGCTCTTCATTTGCTCTACACATGGCGAGATACGAATTAACGAGCGCATCGAATTCATCAGGCGTCTTGATGATCTTTGGCCTGCCTACCGGATTCTTATCACTCACTTTTAACACTCCCGTTTTCAATCCTGTCCATCAGTTCGTAATACGCCTTCTCTTGGTAGTCGGTTATGTTTCTCAGAACTTGCATATCATCAGAGAATCTAGACGTTTCATTACTCGACCTCTTGAACATCTTTTCAATATCTACAACCTTCCAATTAAGATGCGTCATTGATTGGCTCAACGCCTTCAATCTCTTAATAATTTTCTTATCTTGTTTCTTGCTCATTTCGTGGCACTCCCACATAACGTACATATCAATGAATCTAACCTAGCCTCTATACCTTCATCGTGACTAATCGCCCTAATGCCTCTTGCCGAATGCCCTACATAGAATCTAGTAATCTGAATCTCTCCCCTTGATGCTGCCTGATTCAGTACGACTCGCACCGTGTTAGGTTTTGCGCCTGTCTCTCTGACTATCTCAGCAACGGTTATAGAGCGCTCTCTTGCTTTGTTGCGAATGATTTGGCCAATAGTTCGCTTTCTTCCCATTGCTTAGACTCCGTAACGATCACGACATGGCGAACAAGTTTCATTGACTAACCTTCCCGACCATTCCCCACAAAGAGAACATTCGCCAGGATTACCCTGCGGAATCTCTGCGGCTTTCCGCATTGCTTCCTTTACGTGATCGTCTATTACTGATTCGATAAAGTAATCAGCGGCGTCGATTTGATCTGATATACGGTCACGCTCTTCCATTTATGCCACCTTTTGAGCATCGCGCCACGAAGCAAGCGCGTCCATATCAAAAACTATGCATCTTTTGCTTAGTTGGCTTGGTTTTGGAAAATCATCTCTGTCCATGTACCTATATAGTGTTGAGCGCCCAATTCCTAGAAACTCTGCGGCTTGCTTCGGACGAAGCGACTTTCCATGTTTGTTAATTGAGTTGTTTTCTGTTTTCATTTGTTCAATTCCTTTAGCTTGAGTTTGTATTCGGCTTTGATGCGCTTGTAATCGTCTTCGGTGTATTTGGCCTGTGAGTGATTACCTTCTAGCCAGTCCAGTTTCTCTAGCCCAATCTTTCTGGCGAGATTGATTCGGTACTCAACGATATTCCCGTGTTTGTGGTTGTTACAGACGGAACACTGCTTATGGACGTTGAGTTCGTTAAATCGCAGTTCAGGATGCGCTCCAACTGTTCGATAGTGGCCGGCGTGATATTGCCCTTCATGGAAACGACCACAGGAGATACATGGCTCTTTTTCATCACGCGCCCTTATGAATTGGTTAAAAGCTGTTTGCGCCTCTCTAGCCCATTCTGATTTTGTTTTGATACCTTCCTTTAGGATTCGTATCGTTTTGCGATCCTGGAGCGATTGCGTATGCTCTGCGCGGCTTTTAACCTTCAGTCCATAGTCGTATGCACAGTCCGGGCTACAACAAATAGCTTTAGGCCGTTCAGGAATGAATTTCTGTTTGCAGTATTTGCAGGTTTTAGCTTTCATAAGTGATCGTTTTTCGCAAGGCTTGCCATAGACCTAGACTTTTGTAGAGACTTGGTTGAAATCGGCGCATAAGGCATTCTGCGAATTTGCTTATCTGACCTGTTACCAATAAATCTAAACTCGTCAAGAATGTACCTTTCCACTTTAAAAGCTGGATGCTTTCTTTTGAATTCCTCAATGGCTTCTATGTATTTTTTTGCAATCCACGGTTCGTACTTAGAAAGCTGTTCTTTTACGTATGATTTCCAATCAGTCATCTAAATACACTCCACGCTTTGAACAGTAAGCCTCTACCTTTTCCATAAACTCGTTTAGCTCTGATACATCACAATCAGCGGTTGAACGTAGAACTTGAATAACCGAGCCATCCGGTTTTCTAAACTCAGTGAATCCCAAGTATTCGGATTTACTCATTACCTTCCACCACATAGCCGAGTGAGATTCACCATCCTTGGCTTTTAGCGTGTCTTGCATCAGCATGAAAAGCGAATGGAGCCTAGAGTTTTGCGGGAGGCTTCTGCGCTTACGCTGACCACAGGTAGGGCAAACGCTCATTCAAGGTTCCCCGAAATCTCATTGGCGAACTTCCTCACAGAGCTAGCCGCTGCCATTGCACCAACAACCCGCCCTTGGTTATGGGCGTTTTCAATAGCACGCTGGAGATAATCGAAGTCATCCGATGAATTGAGGACTATCCGCATTTCGCGTTTAGTGCCACGGTCAAATACGGCATAGCCTTGTGACTCGCCTTTTACAGGTTCCCATCGGATCATTTCGCCACCTTGTCGCTATCTACCTTCTCCCTATGGAGTCGGTAGGTTTCTACTTCTGCCCTTGCTAGGGCTTCTGCTTTGACGCGAGGAAGGCCAGCGCAGTACTCGAGAATTCCAGCGCGTTCTTCATATCGTTCTTTCTGTTCGTCATTCATCTTTTTGACTTCCAGAAAGCACAAGCGGCATC